CTCTGCTTCCTCGTCGAACGGGTTAGACATTCTTCCTTCGCCATTCCGAGATCGGATACGTCGAAACGTCGATTCCCCACTTGTTCAGCACCGCCTTGATGGTCGGCACCGAATACGACAGATCGCCGAGAGCGCTTACGAGGGCTTCTCTGCGTTCGTCGTCGAGCTCGTCGATGATCTGTTGCATCTTCGCTTTGGCCGGCTTGGGGCGTGCGGCGTCGAAGTCTGACATGTCTGGCACAGTTGCCTCCTGTGTGTGCTAGTTGAACAAAGCCTTCCAAGTGATCGGTCCGACGATGCCGTCAACGGTGAGGGCTTGGTCGGTTTGGAAGGCTTTGACAGCTGCGTCGGTCTTCGGGCCGAAGATGCCATCGACGGGGCCGACGTTGTAGCCGAGCATCTTGAGCTCACGCTGGATCAGTTTGACGCGATCCTTGGCTTTCGATCCTTTGCGGACTGATTGGCCAGGGTACGGAGGCACCGGTGCCGGCTGAGTGGTCTGTGGCGGGCCGGTCACGATGCGCTCCGAGATTGGTGATGCCCAAGTCCAAGTGTCGGGTGTGACCTCGATGTGTAGGTGATCGTTTTGTGCTCCAGGCGGACGGCCAATCCAGCCGCGGCCTACTTCCCAATAGCGTTTCGCCCAGTAGTCGTGAATGCGCTGGATGCCGAGCACTTCGTGGTGCTCGATGAGCCAGGGGATGACGTCTTGTTCGACGACTTCGCGGGATGGTGCGGTCGGGTGGCCGTCGTCACGGCGGTAGCTGAGATCCTGAGCTGCACCGAAAGCGTGCGAGCTCCAAGCGGTGCCGCCACGGATTGGACGCCGCCCGTAACAACCGAGGTTCCAGAATCCCCAGCGCTCCTCGAGGTACTTGCGGATCTGGCGCAGATTGGGTGAGCAGGTGTCGAACGGGTGGCGTGGCGTGTCCCGTTGCCAACTGTGGTATCTCAAGACTTCTTCCCGATGATCGGGGTAACATCGTCGCCTCGACGGGCCGCGATGCCGTTGCCGACGGCGTAACCGGCGATCATGCCGATCAGGCCGGTGCCGGCCTCGTTCGAGATCGAGTCGGTCATCAGCAGAAGCGTGACACAAACCAGCGCGACCAGGGCGATCATGGCTTTCGACGGGTTTGCGATGTTCATCTCTGTCCAATCCACAAGCAGAAGACGACGATCACGCTCATAACTAAAGCAAGGGCGGCCGTTTTCGCGTCTTCGCTAGTGATAATCATGCTGGCGGGTCTGGGATCACAGGGTTATTGATGTCGATTGTGGTCGGCAGGTCGCGCAACGCCTGACGGTAGGTCGCCCAGGCTGAAGCGTTCACAGGGGCATCGGCTACTTGTGTCCAGTCAGTTCGGGCGAGTTCGCTGTTTCGCCACAACCGGACTTGCCTGAGTTTCTGAGCGTCGGTCGCATCAGGGAAGTCGGGGTTGAAGTTGAAGATAGCCATGATCAATCCGCCTTGTAGGAAAAGGAAGCACCAATAGCGTCACTTGTACCCCAAGTAAAAGGAACCGTTGAACTTGTCGTTCCTTGCTTGACATATGTCACGTTTGCTAAAAGCGGTGAAAAACGAACGGTGGTCGTGTTCGTGCTGAATGCGATACCTGCCCAAAAAGCGACGCCTGACTCAAACATCATGGCGGTCCCGAGTATCTCATAGGTTGAAGCAACCGCTTCTCGTTCAACAGGTAGATTGATTTGAAGTTCGCCAGTAACTGCCGAAGTGCTCCCCAGTTGCGTGTTTCCGTATACGTGGATCAAATCGTTGACACGAACGTAGTACCACTCCTCGGTGCCATTGCCAAGCGTGAAACCGGTCCATGACGGCGTGAACGCCGTCGATTCACCTATGCCGTTGAGTTGCGCCGCCGTTAGTACCTGACCCGAGGTAAATGGAAATGGGTTAGCCATAGGTGCTCCTTATCCTAGAACATTCAGCGCGTCAAGTACACCATACGTGGCGTCATCTAGCACTAACTCGTAGACAATAGTGGTGGGGCTTGTGTAGAACCTGACGACATGGCCGAGGCTGACGTCAATGTAATGCTCTATGCCTTCGATTGCGAGTTCCTGCGCGAGTTGCGTGACAGCATCACCATTCACGAACTGCTTTTCAATCGTGATTGTGTCGCCGATGTCGACGGTGGCGATGACGTCGCGTTGCGCGTCGGTCAACTGCACGAAAGCGACTTCGACCGCGGTGAAGTTCGGTTCAGGTTCCGGGTTGAGCAGATAGTCGGCAAGGGTGGCTGCGTCGGTTGCGTTGTCGAACAGTGCGCCGACGATGCTGCGGGTTTGGATAAAGTATTTAGTTTGGCTGTCGACGTTTTCAGCGGTGCCAAGTTGGTCATTCAGGGTTTGCACAAAGACAAGGTTGACCACCTTGTCGGCACCGAACGAAATGTCGACGTTGCGATATGGGTAGTTCGTGCCGTCGTCGTGGAAGTCTGCGACTGAACTTGAGAGTGTTGCTCCGATGCGGTTCTCAAAGGTGAGCACTCCGTCACGGGTGACGTACAGACGGCCTTGCTCTGCATCATTGACAAGGCTCAGGTATTCAAAGACGTTTTGACCTACGGACAAGTCCCAGTCATGCCCGCCGCCACCGCCGCCGCTGTGACCGCCGAGGGTGACGGTGCCGGTCGCAATGTCACGGGCCGCGCCGGTCGGGTACGAGACTTCAGGCAAGTCAAGTATGTCGGTGATGCGTGCGCCTGACAGTTGCTCGTCAATGTGCACCTCGTCAGTTGACGTCTGCCCGAGTAGGTACAAGTCGTCAGCACACGTGACGGTCACGGTGTCTTCACCGGACAGCCCAAAGTTGTAGCGGTAGTCAATAACGCGACCGACAAAGAGATAGTCAGACTCACGTTTCAGGCTGACGTACCGCATAGGGGCTAGGCCCGGCTCATCGTTGGCCGGGTCATAGTACGGCCCGTCATTGGCGAACGGGTTGAACACGCCACCGGCAGCAGTGTCGTCAAGTTCAAAGGTCATCATGCCGGGACCGAACTGGTCGCTGATGTCTTGCCGGCCGCGACGTATCTGAATGTTGCGGGCCCCGTCGGTGACGTCGGCGTAATCGGTGAGACCGTCAAGCACATAAATGGTGCCGTCCAAGATGCCGCGCACGGTGTCGTCAAGACGGAACCCGCGCACAGGTGCGCCGGTATCTATCTCAAGGGTGTAGTCACCCGACGCGACAACAGCAGCCGGCATTAGCGCACGAACCCTCTGACACGCTGATAGGCGGCAAGCGAGTCGGCGATGCGCCGGCCCGTCTCAGCGTTGGCGTTCAACGTGTTCACGGTCACGTTATTGGTGACGGTGGCACGGCCCCGTTCGGTGCTGATCGTTGAGATGGTCGGGGCTGCAAGCGTGATGCCGCCGGCGCGACGCTCATCACCGAAAGACGTCGGCACTTGCGGGGCGATGGTGGTCGTGTTGACAAAGCCGCCAGACTGCAGGGCTGCACCTAAGTCGGCCATGCTCGGAAGCGCGGTCTGCCCGTCTGACTGTGTTTTCGCTAGGGCAAGGCCCTCGTTGATTCGGCCGATGATGTCAAGCGCTGCCTGCAGTTGTCCGGTGTCGACCAAAATCTTCAGTTTGCTTTGGGTCTCTTGCGGGATGTTGCCGAGTTCCTGAACGACATCACCGAGGCTGCGATACACCTCGGCGTTCGCCTCTTCCCATTCAACCGAACCCTCTTGATTAGTTTTGGCGACCTGTTCGAACTCTGCGACAGCATCGTTGAAGTCGCGCACGGCCTCGTTGCGGTCTAACTGGTCAAGGTACCGTTGCAGTTCCGGGTTCAGTTCGAACATGCCGCGATAGAGACGGTCGGTCGACTTCCACAGTTCGTCAACGGCTGCAGTCAGTTTGTCGGTGGGCCGCTTTGAATCGTGCACCTCATCTTTGAAGTCTTCGATTTGGCCGTTTGCCCGTTCGAACTGATTGCGGGCGTCGTCAGCACCAGACGTCAGGTCACGCATTGACTCGTACATGTCGCCGGCTTGCTCGCGGGCGGTGTCGGTGGTCTTCTCAAAGTTTTCAAGTTCGTCGGAGACCAAACCCAACTTTTCGGCAAGCCATCCGATGCCGTCTTTGACTTTCTCAAAGATGCCAAAGAGTGCTTCAAGGGCAGCGGTGACTAGGCCAAACTTTTTTTCTAGGATGATAAGACCGGCGACCAGTGCGGCGACTGCGATGACGACAAGCATGATCGGATTCATTGCGAGCACAGCGTTGAAGGCGCCGGTGATTGCTGTCGCGCCTGCGGTGACAGCGGTGTACGCGGCCTTTGTCGCAATCCACGCTTTCATAGCAAAATTGATTGCAATGACTGCAGCGGCAAGACCGCCGATTACGCCGCCGAAGATAATGACCAGTTCACTGTTTTCTGATATCCAATGGGCGAGGTCGGCGACGATGGGCAGCAGCGCCATGACGACCGGCATAAGTGCTTTGCCAAGTTCGGCTTGCAGGTCAGCGAACTGTGCCTGCATGATTTTGGTCTGTCCCGCAAGGCCCTCGTTTGTGCGGGCAAAGTCACCTTGCGCGTCACCGGTTTGCTTGTAGATCGCGGCCTGTGCAGCCAAGATTTTCTGCTGATCGGTGAGCGCACCGGTGCCGTCATAGATTCCGAGTTCAAGGGCTTCGGCTTTTAGGGTGGCGTCATTCAGCAGCACACCGTACGAGCGCAACGGTTCCGACTCGCCACGCAGCGCCGCGCCGATAGCCTCAATCGCTTGCTCAGGCGAAGTGTTATTGAACGATGCGAGGTCTGCGGCGAGGGTCGTGAAGTCATTGTTGAACTGTGCGAGGTCTTGACCTCCCAGACCTGCCGCCTTGCCGAACGTGCCGAACGTACCGGCAGCGTCAAGCACCGCCTGCTGAGACAAGCCCAACTCTGTAGCAGCAGTCTCCGAAAAGTTGCGGACCGCTTCGGCACCCTCGCCAAAGATCACATTGACTTTTGAAATGCTCTCTTCAAGGTCAGACGCTGCGGCCACTGCCGGGACCGCTGCAGCAGTGAGCGCACCGAGCGCAGCCGTCGCCGGCAAGAAAGCCTTTTTTAGTGCAAAGCCGGCCTTTTGGGTTTTGGTCTCAAGGTTCTGAAAATCTTTGATTGCCGCCTGAACACCCTTCGGCGAGTACTCAGAGACAATCGGCACATTGATTGCAGCCATCAGCGCAACTCCCTATTGATTGTTTCGGTCATGGCTTCAATCGCTTTGGCTACGTCTGCCTGCACCTTCGGCAAATGTTTCTCAGCGGCCGGCCACATAGCGCGCGA